AGTATTTGGAAATACGAAGACCTAAAAGCAAACCAATTTGAAATGGTTGAACGCATACGGGAAAAGTTCTTTGAAATCTTAACCGAAAACGAAATAAATTTAGACCGATGTTAATAGACGATTATAATTTAAGAGCTTGTTTAATTGAGGCACTAAAAACACGAACACGAAACCAAGTTGTAAAAGAAATAAAAGGTAGAGGTGAAAAATTCCACCAGTACAATATAGACCGATTTTTGCAAGGTAAAGATGTAAGTTTAGAAACCGCAAAGAAGTTAGACAAGTATATTTACCGATTAAAACTACAATAAGTTTACACCCCTTTAACGAGGGGTTTTTTATTTAACAAAAGTTTGTTGATAAGATTATTTGTTACTTGTTGAAAAAATAAACATATATTTGATTAATATTTAAGCAAAATAAAATTGGACTGGATTAACAAAGTAGTAAAGCATCATAAAGAATGGGTTAAAATAGTTAACTCATTCGGCGAATATTTCTTTGCTGAAGACATTGTTCAGGAAACTTATTTAATGCTGATTAAATGGAGCAACGAAGAAAAACTATTTACAAACGGAAACTTAAACAAATCTTATGTTTGGTTAGCGCTCAAAAATACATTTTTACAACACGTTAATAAAGCAAACAAAATGCAAAAAGTAGATTTGGATTCAATAGCGATGTTAGCAGACGAAACGCCAGACGTAGAAAAACACGAATCATTTAATTCTATATTAAACCAAGTTGAAAACATAGTAGACGATTGGCACTGGTACGACCAAATGTTATTTAACTTATATAAAGATTCCGATATGTCTATGAGGGAAATAAGCAAGGAAACAAATATATCGGTTACGTCTATTTTTCATACGTTAAAATATTGCAAAACACGAATCAAAGAAAACATAGGAGAAAATTACCAAGATTATAAAAACAAAGATTACGAACTAATTAAATAGAAATTATGGCAAAGAAAAAACTAACAAAAATTGACATTGAAGAAAACACTTTAATCGAACCTACTGGATTAGGCGACACGATAGAAATTGTTTTAGAAAAAACAGGAATAGCAAAACTAGCTAAATGGGTTTTAGGCGAAGATTGCGGGTGCGAAGAACGAAAGGAAAAATTAAACAAGTTATTTCCATACGCAAAACCCAAATGTTTAACCGAAGACGAACACGCTTATTTAACTGAAAGCAAAGTTTTAGCAAAGAACATTTTAATTCCCAGCGAACAACGCGAACTACTTAAAATATACAATAGGGTATTCTCGCAAAAAAGGCAACCGACTAGTTGCGGGAGTTGTTTAAGGGAAGTTGTAAACGGATTGAACAAAGTTGTAAACGAATACAAAGAACAAGATGCAAGTACTGAAGGTTAAAATTTCGGACGTAAAAACGAACCCAAAGAACCCTCGTTTAATAAAAGACGATAAGTTTAAAAAGTTAGTAAAATCTATTAAGGAATTTCCGCAAATGTTGGAATTACGCCCGATAGTCGTAGATGAAAACAACATTGTTTTGGGTGGTAACATGAGATTAAAGGCGTGTTTAGAAGTTGGGTTAAAAGAAATTTTTATTGTTCAGGCTGCTGAATTAACCGAGGAACAAAAAGACGAATTTATTGTAAAAGATAACGTAGGGTTCGGCGAGTGGGATTGGGATATATTAGCGAATGAATGGGACACCGAAAAATTACAAGATTGGGGATTAGATTTACCTTTGGATTTAAGCGTTGAGGAATTAGAAGCAGAAGAAGACAATTACGAAATACCAAACGAAATTGAAACCGATATTGTTTTAGGCGACTTATTTGAAATAGGCGAACACCGTTTACTTTGTGGAGACAGCACTCAAGTAGACACTTGGCAAAAAGTAATGGATGATAAACTTTGCGATATGGTTATGACTGACCCGCCTTACAATATAGATTACGAAGGAAAAACAAAAGATGCTTTGACAATACAAAATGACAATATGAGCAACTCAAGTTTTTATCAATTTTTATACGACTTTTATACTGCATTGGGAAGCTATACAAAAAAGGGCGGAGCTTGGTATGTTTTTCACGCGTCAACGGAAACCGTAAACTTTTCAACCGCGATGATAAATTCAGGACTTTTATTAAAACAATATTTAGTATGGGTTAAAAATACAATGGTATTAGGAAGGCAAGATTACCAATGGAAACACGAATTATGTCTATACGGATGGAAGGAAGGAGCAGCGCATTATTTTACAAACGAAAGAACGCATACAACGGTTATTGAAGACACTATAAATGTAAATAAATTAACCAAAGACGAAATGAAAAAAATGCTAACTGAAATGTTAAGCGATAAAACCAAGTCAACAATAATACACTGCGATAAACCACACCGAAGCGCAGAACACCCGACAATGAAACCAATTTTATTATTAGCACCATTAATTCAAAATAGTTCAAAAGAAAACGAAATTGTTGCAGACGGCTTTTTGGGTTCAGGTTCAACAATGGTAGCAGCACACCAACTTAAACGCAAATGCTACGGTATGGAATTAGACCCAAAGTATTGCCAAGTAATAATTGACCGAATGAAAAAATTAGACCCGAGTTTAGAAATAAAACGCAACGGCGAAATATTAAATTAACAGAACAAAAACAGAATGAGTAAAGAAGATTTAATACCATTTAAGCAAGGCGAAAGCGGAAACCCAAACGGGCGCCCAAAAGGTTCTAAGAATAGAAGCACGATAGCTCGCAAATGGCTTGAGGTTAATCAATCGTTAAAGAACCCAATAACAGGCGAACAAGAAACGATGAGCCAAGAAGATATGATTACTTTGGCACTAATAAAAAAAGCAAGGGACGGGGACGTAAGCGCGTATAAAGAATTAATGAATTCAGGTTACGGAGCGCCCGTTCAACAAATCGAACAAACGAATATAGAACAACCTTTATTCCCAGATGTTAGTTAGAACAACGGCGGTTAACAAAATTATAGCGTTAAAAAAACGAATTAAAATAATACAAGGCGGAACAAGTGCGGGTAAAACTTTTGGAATAATTCCCGTACTAATAAGCAAGGCAGCCAAAACCCCAAACTTAGAAATTAGCATAGTAGCCGAATCAATACCGCACTTACGTAGGGGAGCGTTAAAAGATTTCATTAACATAATGAAATGGACAAGCCGTTTTTTCGAAGGGCGCTTTAACAAATCATTACTTAGATACGATTTCGGAAACGGAAGTTATATTGAATTTTTTAGTGCGGACGATTCAAGCAAACTAAGAGGAGCGCGACGTGACATTCTATACATAAACGAATGCAACAACGTAACGTTCGAAGCGTACAACGAATTATCAATAAGAACCAAGCGCGAAATATTTTTAGATTTTAACCCAGCAAACGAATTTTGGGTGCATACCGAACTAAAAAACGAAGACGATAGCGACTTTTTAATATTGACGTATAAGGACAACGAAGCACTCGACGAACGAATAGTAAAGGAAATAGAAAAGAACCGCGCTAAAGCGTCGACAAGCAGTTATTGGGCGAATTGGTGGCGTGTTTATGGCTTAGGCGAAATAGGAATGCTTGAGGGCGTTGTGTTCAGTAATTGGAAAATGATTGATACGATACCACGCGAAGCAAAGTTAATTGGTTATGGATTAGATTTTGGGTTTACAAACGACCCGACCGCAATAATAGAAATATACAATTACAACGGGCAACGAATAGTAAACGAAATTGTTTATCAAACGGGACTTGTCAATAATGAAATAGCGAAGAAGCTACAAAAAAACGTAATAGCATACGCAGATAGTAGCGAACCCAAATCAATCGAGGAAATAAGACGAACAGGGCAATTAATTAAAGGCGTTACAAAGGGACAAGACAGCGTTAATTTTGGAATTCAAATAATGCAAAGCCAATCTTATTTAGTAACGGCACAAAGCACGAATCTAATAAAAGAACTACGAGCTTATTGTTGGGATAGGGATAAGACAGGCAAACAACTAAACAAACCAATAGACAACTTTAACCATACGATTGACGCGCTACGTTATCACGAAATGGAATCATTAGGGAAAAGCGCTAACTTTGGAAAATACTCAATAAGATGACAAACGATTTAAATGTAATGGTTGCCGTAGTTGAAGAATATATATACCAGCGCAAAGGCGTAAGGGTTAAAATAAATATGTCCGATTCACGAAAGTTTGTATTACATTTTGAAATGCTTTTATACGCTTATGAAATCGCAGTTGCATATAACAAGAACACGAAAACTTAATTATATAAATATGAAATTAGATTTAACCATACCGACTGATTTAAACGAAATTACATTAGGGCAATACCAGCAATTTGTAAAGGTCAAAGAAACGACTAACGACAACGAAATGTTAGCGGAAAAAATGATTCAAATATTCTGTGGAATTGAACTCAAAGAAAT